GCGGCGCCCAGCATGCCGAAGACGGCGGCGGCGGTTTCGATGACGAGGGCGGCGCGCATCAGGCGGCGCCCCCAGCTTCGCCGATCGGCACCAGCGGCAGGCGCTGCGCAGGCAGATCGAGCGTCTGCGCCAGCAGGCCGCCATCGGCCGTGGGAGCCACGGCGATCTGGCGCCCTCGCATTCCAAACAGGCCGGCACCGCTGTACAAGATTCCATCGAACAGCACCGCCCCATGCACCGTGGCGTCCGCCATCACCCGGCGCAGCGCCCACGTACCCACTGGCACGGTGCCAGCCGCCCGGACGGCCTCCCAGCGTTTGAGCAGCTTGTTGGGCGCATGGGGGTAAATGCCGCGCTTGATTCGGCTGGCCGTACCCTTGCCCAGTTGCAGCAGCTCGGCAATCTCGGTCACCGACCGATTGCGCAAAAACGCGCGCAAATCCGGCGGCAAGCAAGAGAGCCCCGCCAAGGGCTTTGCAGCCACACCCGCACCGCTGGTATCACCGCGCTGTTTCGGAGGTTTCGCCGGGGCCTGTGGCGCGCTTGCGGGGCATTTCGGGGCCATCATTCATCCTCACCTTGCAAAGATGCGGCCCCAGCCTCGCCGTCCAGGGCTGTGACCAGGTCAGGAATCAGCTTGCGCAGCTCGCCCGTGGCAATGGCCACGTCGGCATCAAACCCGCCTTCGTCAGCCTGCTGTCGCTCGAACACAGGATCCAGAAACCGGATGCCCTTGACTTTCAGCTGTTGCGTGAGCGTGAAGGAGACGCGGTCATCCCAGGTTAGCGCCAGGCGCGTGGGCAGCAGCCCGGCGTTGATGTGGTCCAGCACCTCCTGGATGTCCAGCGGATGGTTGGCATAGCGCACCACGGACTTGTCCTCACCCTGGCTCTTGAGCTCGCACTCGCGGTCCACGGTGAAGCCCACGGGAGGCTCCTGCTCCTTGAGCCAGTGCGCCATCGCAGCCTGGGGCGCGGTCTTGGTGTTCAGCAGCGCGAGGGAGAAGCCGGGGGGCAGCAGCTCCACCAGGCTACTCGCCACCTCGTCGGCGCGGGCCTGGCTGGAGGTATCGATCACCAGGGCGCACGCCTGCGGGTCAATCCACACCCAGGTCGAGCTCTGCTTGGTGAAGGCCATGGGCAGCAGATCCAGCCGGGCCTCTACCTTGAGCTCGCGGGTTTCCTTCTTGCCTGGCTTGCGGCCCGTTTCCTGCTCGATGTGCTCGGCCTTTTCCTTGACCTTGCGCGCCAAAGCGTCGCCGGGCACGGCCTTGGTTTCGATCATCAGTCGGGCAATCCACTGCCCGCCAATGGACTCGACCAGCGCGCCGTGCGCTTCGCCGCGTGGCGGCACCCAGCCGAGAGACTTCTCCTGGGTGGCGCCGCATTCGATGAAGGGCGCCCTCTGCAGGGTAGCTTCAAGTTGGGCAAGCGTGAACGCCAGGGGACTGGTGCGGTAGATGATGAGGTTCTTGAACATGAATGCTCCTGGTGGGGTCAGCCGTGCGGGCGGGTGACCCAAAGGCCATAGGTGTTCTTGCCCAAATGGGCCAGCACCGTCGGCGGGTTGTTGTGCGTGGTGGTGATGCGCCAGGCCGAACCCGGCGATACCTCGTGCAGCGCCTGCGCCGCTTGCTTCACTCGCTCCGTGGTTTGTTCTCCGTGGCCGAACGTCATCACGTTCTTCCAGGCACCGTCCGTGTTGACCTGAAGTCGGTTCGGGCTGGTGTCAGGCGTCGCGCTCATACCGCCGCCACATCCAAGCTGATAGCCCGGTACTCCCCCGTGCCCTCGCTGCGCTTGTAGAAGCGCACATAGGGCGTTGTGCTGGCCGTCTGCATGCTGTCGGCAATGGCCTGCATGGCGTCCTGCCACTTGGGGTCTTTGATGTCCAGGCGGCGCAGGCCCAGCACGCGGCTGGTGTTGATCTTGCCCTCTTTGTCGGTCTGAAAGGCGTGGCTCACCAAGGCCATGATCTTGTCGTCTGCGCCCGCTGCCCATTCGTGCACGCACTCATCGATCAGCGCTTTGGCGGCCATGAGCTGTTCGCCAAAAACAATGCGGTCCTGCATCTGGCGCACCATTTTGTATTTGCCGTCAAAACTGGTGAGGGTGACGTTGCCCTTCTCGCCGCCGCTCTTGACGCCGTACTGNTCCATGCTGGTGGCCACCAGCGCGGCCACCTCTTGCATNGCGTGCAGCTTGAATGCGGCCAGGCCGTCGCGGGCGTGTTCGGCCATGGTGCACAGGTCGGTNACNACCTGGTGGCGCAGCTTGTCGATGTCCTTCACCTTGGACTCGGGGATGAGGTTGCCGCTGGCGTCTTTCCAGTAGCCGGGGGGAATGGTGTTTTCAGTTGCCATGAGGGCGCTCCTGTGGGGGGTAATAAAAAGGGAATCAGCAGCGCACGCCATGGCTGGCCACGCGCTGGTANTTAAGGGCNCCGTGGCGCGCGGGNGCCATGGGCGGCGGTGTGTAGGTGCCCGCCATTACGCTGATGCGCCGNGGCNGCACCAGCACGGGCGGGGNGCTGGCNGGTGCCTGGGCCTTGGGCAGTGCGGCCCGCGCNCGTGGGGCNACCAGGTACAGCATGTCGCCATTGGCCGCGTAGCTGATGTCGAGCCAGTTGCCGTACACCAGGTTACTCAGGCGCTGGGCGAATCGGCCCCGGCCTTCGGCGCCAAAGTGCACGCGCAGTTCTTCCAGCGTGCTGGCGCCATGCAGATTGAGGTGCTCTACAACGGCCACGCTTTGCGGGCCAATGGTGGGTTTGCGGCTCATTGCGCGCCTTTCTTTTGTGCGATTTGCGCGCGCATGGCGCGCACCAGGGGGGATGTGCCTGCGGCTGCAGGCGTTGCATCGGCAGGCCGGGCAGTGGCGGGCGTGGGCTGCTGCACCAGGGCGCCTACGCTGGCCGGGCCGTGGGTGGTGGCGGCGCGGGGGCCGGTGCGCAGCTGCTGCTCGCGCTGCTGCTCGGCCTGGCCTTCGAACTTGTCGGCCATGCCCGCCAGGATGGCGAACAGGTAGCCGTGGCCTTTCATGGGCAGCTCCAGGCGGCCTGCATCACGTGCGGCCAGCATCTGGTCAATGGCCTGTGCCCAGGCGGCCAGCGGGGCGGGCCAGTCGCGGCCCTTATAGGTGATGGACTGGCGCTCCAGGTCGGGCAGCAGCTGCAGGATCAGCTTGATCTTTTTAGCGGCTGTGAGGCGCTGCTTTGGTGGTGTGAACAGGGCCACGTACTGCAGCACGCGGGTACCCATGGGGATACCCACACTGACCAGGCGTGCCAGGGCGCGCTGATCGTGCTCGTTGGCAAACAGCACGGCCAGGTCAAGCTCAGAGCCGCATGCGGGGCAAGACAGATCACTCACAGGGGCCAGCCTTTCGCTTGCAACACACCGGCAGCAAAGCCGATGAGGCTTGACACCGCCAGCGCGCCCACACACCACAGCACCAGGCGCCCCAGGGGGCTGATGCGGCGGGCGCGGCGCGGGCCGTGCTCAATGGTGCCGGGGGCAAACACAAAGCCGCCCGGTGGCAGTGCCCTGGTGTCGTGGCGGCAGGCGCAGCCCAGGCCTGTGCGGCCGGTGCACACGCCCAGTTCATGGCAGGGGCGGGGCGTGCGGTTCATGCTGCAGCCCTCTTGATGAACATGGCGGCTACGCTGCGCGCGTCGGGGAAGTCGGCCAGGGTTTGCACAATGGCCTCAAAGCCATCGGCAAAGATGCCGGTGTAGCGGCCCTTGGAACCGTCGCCCATGGTGATCTTGATGCGGTAGATGGACATGGCTTCAGCTCCATTGCTCAACGATGGACTTGGCGCACGAGCGCAGCAGTCGCGCCACTTGCTTTGCGTCGCCCAGGTCTTTGATGTGCTGCTCTGCGGCGGAAAAGGCTGCAGAGAAGACTTCTTCGCCACTCATGCCTCGGCGTTGCGCAAGGAGCCCGGCCAACTTGAAGCGTTCAGTGAGTACCGCGTACGGGCTTTCAGGTTCCTCAAATAATTGAGAGCGATGCTCCATGTACCGATCCAGGTTGTTCTCAAATTTGGTTATGCGCAGCATGGATCAGCACCCCGCAATCACTTGGGCGTCCACCTTGGGATAGCCCACGGCAGCCGCAGCATTGAGGGCGCGGCACACCAGGTTGTTGACCACCAGCGGGTAGCACACGCTCACCGCATCGCTCACGCGCCCCCCACGGGGCATGCTGATCAGGCGAGTGCGGATGGCGTCCAGCGCGTCGGCCTCCAGCGCATCGGCTAGCGCGATGCCCGCGCGATCGAACTTGTGGGCCAGGTAGCCCTCCAGGTCGTTGTCCAGCGGCTCCAGGGTGATCTGCTCGCAGCGCTGCACAATCTCGCGCACCTCGGCGTTACGCTCAGTCAGCAAGTCGCGCAGCTCGGGCTGGCCGATCAGCGCCACCCCCAGCAGGCGGCGCATGCCGTGCTTCATTTCCATGAAGTTCTTGAGTTGCTTGAGCGTGTCCACCGGCAGGCGGTGGGCTTCTTCGATCAGCAGCAAGTGGGTGTAGCCCGCCGTGAGGCTGCCCGCCAGCAACGCATTGATTTGCGCGCTGCGGTCGTCAGGGTTGCTTTTGCGCGGCACACCGGCGCCCAGGGCGCGGAACATGGCGGCCTCGATGTGGGTGGGCTGCATGGGGTTGCCGCTGGCCCGTGCCCGGGCGCGGGCGTAGGGCTGGATGAGCACCACCGGCTTGCGTTCTTCGCGAATGCGCTCTTGCAGGTCTTCGCGCAGCGTGGTTTTGCCGCTACCGCTTTCGCCAATGATGGCAATGAAGCTGTGGTGCTGCGCGCACTCCCACAGCGCCGCGCGCACGTAGCGCCCGCTTTGGCTGGCAAACACGTCGGCACGGCTCTGTATGTCATCCACAAAAGGGTTGCGCTTGAGCTTGAAGTGCGTGCGCGCGGCGGTGGTCAGGGTTTCGTTCTTGAGTAACATGCGGTCTTCCTCCTTGGGTTCGGTTGGTTCTGGGTTCACGGGGGCGGCCTCGGCGGGGTGCAACCCGTCGGGGCCAACTTCTTTAAGGGTGGGCACGGGCACGCTCAGGCGAGCCACATGGGAATGGATGCGCACCATCACGCACCCCCTACCACGCGCAGGCCAGCGCGCACCGCAAGGCGCGCCACCAGGGCGTCAATCTGGTCTTCGGGCACCCCGTCGGGGTGCAGGCCCTTGAGNGTGCCCACCAGCTCNGGCGACATGGCCACGCCCTTGGCGACCAGGGCCTTGGCGGCNGCAAAGTAGGTGAGCAGCTCGGGCGCGGCCTGGGCCACGCGGGTGGTGGTGCCCAGCTCGGTGCCACGGCGCGGCAGCATAGTGGCGGCGGGCAGCGCGGCCTCGTGGTGCTTGTAGGGGTCAAACGTGCCGCCAAAGGGCAGCGCCTTGGCTTTGCGGGCGGCGGCGGCGGCCTCGTCGGTGTCGGCTCCCATGGCCAGGCGCTCGACCAGCTTGCGGTTGGTAACAGCCACCGTGTCGGGCAGCGACTTCATTTCACGGCCAATGCGGGCGGCACCGGCGCTAAAGCCGTGCTCGCCTTCCTGCACCTCGGGCACGGGCACCAGCAGCTCCTGGCCGTCGGCGTCGTGCTGCACCACGTAGGCGGTGGCCTGGTCGAAGGGGTTGTAGGTGATCTCCACTTTCTCGCCCACCATCACGCCCGGCACGTCGCGCACCCTCCACACGCGGCCGGCAAAGCGCACGCACAGCTCGCGGTCTACCTTGGGGGTTTCTGGCGCATGGGTGAGCAGTGCACGGGCCAGCGCGGCGTCTACCAGGCGCAGTTGCTGCTGGGTGATCTGCAGCCACTTGTCCCAGCGGGTGAGGCCGTGGCGGCTGTGCTTTTTGTCGCGCGCGCTGTTGTAGTAGCGCATCCACGTTTGCGCCTGCTCATTGATCCAGTCTATGCCGGGCACGTGGGTGAACTTGAAGCCGCTCTCGAAATTGGTTTCGACCAGGTTGTGGGCGTTTTCCACCTGGCCCTTGGCGCGGGCGTTGCCTGCCTTGTTGACCACGGGCTTGACCTGCAGGCGCCGCAGCAGGCCCATGAACGCGCCGCCAATGCCCGCGCTGCCGGGGTCCATCATCAAATGAAAGGGCACGCCGTGCATTTGCTGCTGGGGGCGCGGCTCGATGGCCCGCAGGAAGGACTCGGCCATGTTCACCGTGCTCTCGCCCCCGGCCACGTAGTGCACAAAGATGGAGCCGCTGCAGTGGTCGGTGAGCACGTAGCGGGTAAGGCGCTGGCGTTTGATCTTCTCGAAGTTCTCGGGCTTGTTCTTGTAGAACACACCCGGGGCCATGTCTTGCAGGCCGCTTTGGCGCTCGCCGGGCACATAAAACAATGTGCTGATGGAAGCGTCGATCTGCCACACGTCGTTGGGGTGGTCGCTGGCCAGGGCCTGCACCGGGGCCGGGGCGCGCAGTTGGTCTGGGTGCAGCGCGTACCGGCGCAGGGCGCGGGCGCAGGCACTGCACGAGAGCGGGCGGGTCTCGCCCGTGTCGGGGTCTGTCACGCAGGCAAACAGGGGGTTGTGGGCGCGAATGCGCTCCAGCGCCAGCTTAAGCGCGTGGATGGACTTGTCGTTGGCGCGAAAGCCCTCCATCAGCTTGGCGGAAAGCTCTTGCGCGTGTGCCAGGCTCAGGCTGGTGGTGCCCGCGTCGCTGCGGCGTTTGCGTTGGGGTTGCACGGTGACTTCTTTCAAGCGGCGCATGAGGGTGGCGCGCGACATGTCCAGGAGCTGGCAGGCGGCGGCGTACACAGCTTGTTTGCCGCCGTGGCCTGCCGCATGGGCGCGGCGCTGCACGTCCAGCAAAGCATCAATCAGGGCGGGGCTCATGGGCTGGGTGGGTGGGTTAGTTGGCGGCAGTGCCTGCACCGGCATCCACGGTGGCGCCCTGGGCCTGCGCCCAACGCTCCCACTCGGGGGTGGTGTCCAGCGCGGCCAGGGGCAGGCCGAACTCATCGCGCAAGGCGTCCAGCTCCACATACACCGCGCCCAGCAGGCTGGCCATGAAGGCGGTGTGGCTGGCATCGCCCCCCATTTCGGTGAGCTTGAGCAGCGCCTGGCGCAGGCCGCCACGCACCAGGCCCAGGGTTTCGCTTTGCAGGCCGGTGGCTTCTTTCTTGGTTTTAGCCAGCACTTCATTGGCAGGCAGGCGCTTGACCAGGCGGGCCTCTTCGTGCAGCTCGGTGTTGACGGTGGTGAGGCGTTCGACCTGGTTCTTTTGCTTGGCGGCCTCGGCGCGCTCCTTGCGCACGGCGGCGCGCAGTTGCTTGACGGACATGCGGGCCACGTCGTCCAGCGACAGTTCACCAGTCTGGCCTTCGCCGACAAGGTCGTCCACCTGGTCGTCGTCCAGGGGCAGTAGTTCGGCCATCTTGGAGAAACCCAGCTTTTCCAAATGCGACGACGTCGTCGTATTTGCAAACCGCTGGCAGATGGACATGTAACGCTGGGCAGACCTTGGGGTGACACCCAACCTATCAAGCGCTGCCAGGAATTCGCCGTGTACGCAGCCCTCCTTGAGCAAGAGCAAATAGCCGCCCAGCTCAAAGATGGCCATACCGATGCGCTTGATGGCGTCGTGGGCCGAGTTCTCCAGCACGGCCGGGTCGGTGCTGCCCTGGTAGTTGAGCTGCAGCGCCAGGGCGCTGACGCGCTCGTTTTGCTGCAGCGTTGCCACTGCTAGCTGGCTGGCAGCGGCCATGGTCTGCTCTATTGCTGCCATTTCAACAGCGGTTTCTTTGCTCGTTGGTGCGGGGGTGGGTTTGTTGGCCATAGCGGTGTTGCAGGTTCTTGGGTGGAGTTACAGGGAATAGCGGTCCATCTGGTCGGCGGGTACGGCGTAGCGTTGGCTCAGCTCGGTCAGGCGGCGCTGTGCCTGGCTGAGGTTGGCGCCCACGGTGACGGCAATGCGCACAAAGGGCACGCCCAGGCGCCAGCGGTTGGTGCCGTCCACGCGCTCTACAAAGCCGGTTTCGGCCTCCAGCGCGGGCAGGTTCTGGCTGACCCAGCTGGGCGGCACGCCCAGGCCCTTGGCGATTTCGCCGGGGGCCAGGCCCAACACCTCATGTCCTGCGAGCAGGCGGAACAGGTCGCAGGTTTTGCGGATGGGGGCGGCCAGGGGGTAAGTCTTTTCGCTGCTCATGCGGTTGCTCCAGCCGTCAGGTCGTGCTTGGCTTGCACGTAGCCGAATTCGAACCCGGCGTTGCGCGCATCGTCTTGCGCGGTGCCGCTGACCCAAGGGCTGCGCTGGGGCTGCAGCCCGTTGGCCTTCCAGCACCCGGCGCGGGCGCCGTGCTTCCATTCGAGGCTGCGTGGGCAGTTGGCAATGTGCGCGTCGTACCAGGCTTGTACGCTGCGCAGGGCTTGCAATTGCTGGTGTGCGTCCATGTTCAAAACTCCAGTTCAGGGGTGGCGTACTGGGCCACGTTGTGGTGATGGGCTGCCACCTGTTGCAGGTGGTTGCGCAGGGCGTCCAAGGTGGCAGCGCTGTCGCCTTTGCCGCCCGCCTGGTAGAAGTCGGTGAGCAGTTGCAGCGCCTGGGCAAAGCCGGTGTTCAGCTCCACCATGTCGGCGGGCTGGGCCTGGCGGCCCTTGGGCATGTCCACCAGCAACTTGCCGTCGGTGGCGGCCATCCAGCGGGCCACCAGGTTGATGCCGCAGGCGTGCTCAAAGGCTGGGGCCAGCACCAGGGGCATGCGGCCGTTGGCGATCCATTTGTAAAGGGACCAGTGGTCCTCAAGCCCCATGCGCTCGGCAATGCGCTCCACGCTCAGGTTGTGGCGCTCCAGGGCAAAGTCTTTGCAGCCCTTGAGCGCGTCGCGCAGGGTGGCCGGTTGCCAGCGTTTCCAATTGCGGCGGCTCATTGGAAGGCCCCTTGGGCAGCGGCAATACAGCCGTCCAAACAAATGGTGCGTTTGCAGGTGGTGCAAACGTGTTGCATGGGGCACAGTGCAGCCATCACAACCTGATCAATGGAGATGTGCATGGCCATCAACCCCGAAACCACCGAATGGGTGCGCGCGCTGCTGCAGCAAGAGATTGAACGAGCCGTTGCACCGCTGCGCCAAGAGCTTGACGAGCTGGACGATTGGGCCAACGGCGTGTTCGCAGCGCTGGCAGATGTGCTGCCACTGCTGCTGCGCAAGAACCCGGAAATTGCTGTGGTGTTGGAACCGATGTGGCGCGGGGCGGCTGAACGCTGGGAGCATCTGCAGCAGCCACAGGCGCAGGCAGACGATTTTCATGAGACGGAACATTTGCTGGAGGCACGCAAGATGCTGTACCGGCAGCTGGCAGTGCTGAAAGCATGGCCAGAGCGCACTCAGGAGTAAGCAAGACCTTGCCGTTGCTGCGGCGGCTCTCTAGCACCAGGGCGGCGGCGCGCTCGCCAATCACGGGGGCGTTGAGGTCGAAGCCGTAGATGTCGCGGGGCGTCGTCATGCCGCAGCCCCTGCGTGCTGAGCCGCTGTTGCCCGGTGTGCAGGCGCCACCCGTGCCGGGCGGGTGGTGAGCTGGCCGCGCTTCATGCCCAGCAGCACGGCGATGTTGTGGCTCATGCCGCGCAGGCACTTCTTGCGCCCGGCCAGCACTTCGCGCACCAGGCTGTCGTGCATGCCGTTCTCGCGCGCCCACTGGGCAATGGTGATGCCCTGGTAGTCGAGCCAGGCGCGGGCCTCTTCAGGGGTGCGTAGCTTGGTCATAATGGTGTGAATAGGTGAGACAAAATCAGGAGGAAGAAATGAGTGAAAACTCCCCCATTACCCCCGCCGACGAGAAGGCGCTGGCGATGTACTACGCCTACGCTGCGCTTGTGCGGGCGCTTTGCCTAAACGGAGCGCTGACCCAGGACCAGTTGATGCAGCAGCTGGCCGGGGCGAATCAGCAACTCCATCAGATTGGCGAGGTGGGCGCTGCGCAGTTTCTGGGCCAGATTGCGCAGAACCTTCAGTCGATTGACGACTAACGGTACGGCAAGCCCAGCCTGCAGGAACTGTCACGCTGGACCAGGGGGCGATGCGGATTGCATGGGTGTTCATTTTTTGGGCCTTTGGTTTGGTAGTTCGGCGCTTTGTGCGGCGGTGTGTATTGGCGTTACAGAATCAAGGGGGCGCTATGGACGACGAGGCGTGGGAGCAGGCGCGACGGTTTGCGCAACAGAACCCCGAGCTTGTGGAGAAAACCCGGGCAGCCGGACTTCAACAACTCTTGACCCTAGGGCGTTGGAAAGCCCTGGACGCGGTTCTGTGGGACGCGCTGGGTGAATGTCTAGTAGTGAGGTTCCGCGCCGGCCGGCCTGATGGGCGGGAGACGTCTGTGGACTGGGAGATTCCACGCGAATTAGCAGCAGCCCTGCTACTTCTACTTGGGCAAGCCTTCGAGGAAATAGACAGCGCAGCACCCACCAGGCAATGAAGCGGCGGGTCGTTTTTGCGGCAGCGCTGATGCGGTCAAGGGGGTTCATTTTTTTGTCCTTCGCTGTGCGGTTAAGAGGTTCTAGGCTGGCTTGGGTGTGATTATGGGTAATTTATTTCCCACTTGCAATAGGTGTTGAGTATTTTTTTATGCATACAGGCGACCGCATTAAGGAAGAGCGCGAGCGGCTTGGCTTCAACCAGGCTGATTTCGCAGCGCTCGCTGGCGCAACACGCAAGACGCTTTTCAATTGGGAAAGCGGTGCCGCATCGCCAAACACTGCCGCGCTTGCAGCCTGGGCAGAGGCGGGGTTAGACGTGCTCTATGTGGTCACCGGCCAGCGCACAGGCGGCGCATCAGCACCGGCGCCTGTACATGCCCTGGCGCGGGATGAAGAGATCCTGCTGGACAACTACCGCAACTGCCCACCCGATGCGCGTGCGGCCATCAAGACAACGAGCGCTGCGCTTGCGCGTGCTGCGGGCGGTTGCAAGCGTGACAAGGCCGCGTGATGCGGCCAATGACCAACAAATTGGATGAAAGAGAGCCCATGCACATTCACACAATGCTCGCCGCCGCGCTGCTTGCGGCCACACCGGCCTGGGCCATCAACAAGTGCAAAACCCCCGAGGGGAAGACGGTGTTCCAGGATGCACCCTGCGCAGGCCAGGGCGAGAAGATCGAGGTACGCCCTGCATCGGGCCACGCTGACCCCGCCAAGCAAGGCGATGCCCTTGCGCAACGTGACAAGATCAAGGCCGACAATGCCATGGCCGAAGCAATCCGCACCCACAAGCCGCTGGTGGGCATGACGGCAGCGCAGTTGCAAGAGTCCATGGGTACGCCGACGCGGGTCAATGCCTCCAACTACAACGGCGTGCCGCACGATCAGGTGATCTATGAGCGCCCGGATGAAACGTGGTATGTGTACACGCGCAATGGCCGTGTGGAGGCCTTTCAGCACACCCCCGCCATCAATGGCACCGCGCGTGCACCATCTGGCCCATGCCCCACCGCCCACGAAATCCGCAGCGCCGAGATCTCTGCCACCAGCATGACGGTGGGCGATGCCGAGCGTGCAGAGCGGCTGCGGGCGGTGACCGAGATGAGGAAATGCGGCAGGCGGTAGCCAGCGTGCTGCTGGCAATGCCATTGCCAATGCGCAGGAAGTGCACCATGAAACAGGAGCGATAGCCTATGAGCCCACCGCCAATCAGCCTGGACCACAACGCCCAGACCAGGACAGCGCTTGCCACCACGCTGGGTCTATTGGCAATCTTGGCCGAAGAACTGGCGCGCACACGTGCCGTCGATGCGGACCGGGTCATTGATCGCTTTGATGACTTCGCGCAAAGCGCCAGCGTGGCCTCGGGCATGGCCTCGGGAGAGGCCCAATACGTGGCTCAGCTGGTCGAGATGGTCAAGGGTGGGCTTGTTGCCGGTACCAAGGAGCGCAGCGATGGCTAACGTGGTTGACTTCTCTACCGCTCGGGGGCGCGTGACAACGGGCGGGTCGCCGCCCTATGATGGGGATATGGAAGCACGTGTCGCAAAACTGGAAGCCACCGCCGAGCACCTGCAGCGCGATGTGGCGGAGATCAAAACCATCTTGCGCGGGCACGATGGCAAATTCGACGGCATTCGTGACCGTTTCGACGATCTGCGCGACCGTATGGATCGCGATTTCCGATTACTTTTCGGCGCCCTCATCGCGGTTGCCTTGGGGCTAGCTGGGTTGATGGCCAAGGGCTTTCACTGGCTGTAGCGCTCGCCCTGGCCCCCCAGGCGCAATCAATGGCGCGCTCCATTTAGTGCACCTCGCGCGTGCGCGGCAAAGTGCCGTGCATGTCGCTCAAATCTCATATCCCCCTGTGGCTGCGCGCCCCGCGCAATAGCCTGTTCGTGCTGCTGGCGGCGCTGTTGCTGCTGGTGATTGCGGTGGTATCGCCGGTGCAGTTGCCGGTGGTGCTGTACAAGGCGGCGCTGATTGCGCTGGCCGCCGTGATCGGCTACTGGCTAGACCGCGCGCTGTTCCCCTACGCACGGCCCGATTCGTTCTTGTGGCGCGACTGGCGCAAGGGCACCGACGAGCCCGAGGGCGATGTGGATTACCCCATTGCCGATGCGGACTACATGGCCGCCTATTGCACGGCCCAGCTGCGCCGCGCTGTGGTGGTGGGCTGTGTGGTGCTGGGTGTGGCGGCGGGGTTGTGATGCGCCGCGCTGCCCAAAACTTTGTGCTGGCCGTGCTGCTGGTGGTGGTGTGCGTGCTGATGGCGTTTTCGCTGCCGGTGCACGCGCAAACCGCAGGGCTTGCGCCTGCGGGGGGCCAAGCGCCCCAAGCCGCCCAACAATACCGCCCCTTGCTGCTGCGCACCGCGCATGCGGTGTGGGGCCTTGATGCCCCGGTGGCGGTGTTTGCCGCCCAGGTTCACCAAGAGAGCGCCTGGCGCCCCGGCGCTGTGAGCCATGTGGGGGCGCAGGGCCTGGCGCAGTTCATGCCCGCCACCACGCGCTGGATTGCGGGGCTGCACCCTGACCTGGCGGCGCAGCAGCCCTATAACCCCGCCTGGGCGCTGCGCGCTTTGGTGACTTACGACCTGTGGCTGTATGAGCGCGCCCCGGCGCGTTACGCCCCGTTTGACCGGATGTGGGTGGCGCTGCGCAGCTACAACGGCGGGCTGGGCCATTGGCAGAAGGAGGCGTCTAGCCTGGGCGTGCGCCTGCCCACGCGCATGCAGGTGGATGCCGCCTGTGGCACTGCCCGCCGCGCACCTATGCATTGCAAAGAAAACCTGGGCTACCCGCACCGCATTCTGGTGGTGCTGCAGCCGCGCTACGCGCTGTGGGGGCCCGGGCTATGAGTGCGGGCATGCGCTTGCTTGCCATTGCCGTCGCCATTGCTGCGGCCATTGCAGGCGTCAATTTCTGGCAGTCGCACCTGGTCAACAAGGGCGACGCCCAAGGCGCTACCCGCGTGCAAGCCGCCTGGGACGCGCAGGAGGCCGCACGCAATGCTTCCACCGCGCGTGACAACGCCACCAAGTTCCGCAACGCTGAAAGAACCGCCCATGAAGACGCCCAACGCGAGACTGCGCGCCGTGCTAACGCTGNTGCTGCTGCCNCTGCTGTGCGCAGCCTGCATGCCGAGNTTGCCCGCCTCAACCAGCCGCCCCCATCCCTACCCAGCAACAGATGCCGGCCTTGCCGCNTGCGCTGGCGAAGCCNCCACCGCAAGAGAGCTTTTNGGNGAGAGCAGCGGTGCGTATCAAGAGCTGGCAGCAGAGGCTGACGGNCTCCGAGACCAGGTAACCGGGCTGCAGGACTTCGCGCATGCCGTGTGCCGTGCAGGCCAGTCAGGGGGCACCGTTGACTGATGACATCGATCGCGCCCAGGCGCGTGAGGCCGAGATGCTGGCAGACGCCCTGGGCGAGCGCCTGCGCCGCGCCCAGCGTGTGCGCCGCTGGGTGCGGCCGGGTTTGCCCAGTGCTGTGTTTTGCGGCGAAGAGGTGAGCGGCCCCTGGGGCTGCGGCGACCCGATTGATGAGGCACGCCGCGCGGCGGTGCCGGGGTGCCAGTTGTGTGTGCGTTGCCAGGCAATGGCAGAAAAACAGGGGTTGCGATGACTTTGCAAATTGACTTTTGGCAATTGCTGGGCTTTTTGGTCAGCCTCCTGGGGGTGCTGTGGGCGGTGGCGAAGGCGGGGCTGACCCAGGCGCAGCGAGCGCATGACACCACGATGAACCGCCTGTTCACGCGGCTGGAGGGCCTGGAGGAGGCGAGCCGCGAAGAGGCTAGTGCTGACGCGGCCAATTGGCAGCGGGTGGAGCGCGAAATTTTGCAGCTCAAGGCCGAGCTGCCGCTGAACTATGTGCGCCGCGAGGACTACGTGCAGGCGGTGGCCACGATCATGGCCAAGCTGGACGCGATGAGCATGCGCTTTGAGAACATTCTTTTACGGGGGGCCAAAAACCATGAATGAGGACACCATGCGCCAGCGCATTGAGATGGAGCGCGCCCAGGCCGAGCGCGATCGGCGCGAGTTCATTCGCTGGCTGTTGCTGCTGGCGGCCAATATCAACCGGCCCACGCATTCGACGTTGCGCTTTTTGCTGCAGGTAGTGCGGGCCGAGTATGGCGATTGCACTGAGCTGCAGATTCGCCGTGAGCTGGACTACCTGGAGAGCCGCGACCTGGTGCGGGTGTTTACCGACCCGCTGGGCCAGGTGAGTGCCGACCTGACGCGCTATGGCATTGATGTGGCCGAGTACACGGTGGCGATGGAGCCGGGCATTGCCCGCCCACCGAAGGTGTAGGGCATGGGGCGCAAGAGCAGCATTGACCGGTTGGACCCGGAGATCAAAGCGTACATCCAGGCCATGCTGGCGTCGGGTAGCCAGACGCTGGATGAGCTGATTGCCGACCTGCAGGCGCGCTACCCGGCCGCCTCACAGGCAGGCGGCCTGCCCAGCCGCTCGGCGGTGGGCCGATACGGGCAGAAGCTGGAGCGGCGCTTGACGGCGATTCGTGCCAGCACTGAGGCAGCCAAGATGATCCAGGCGCACGCTGGCGACGACAAGGACGCCCGCAGTGAGGCCCCTTACGGCCATGGTGCAGACCGAGCTGTTTGAGGTCCATTTTGGCGCTGCAAGAGGCGGACGAACTAGGCGAGGACGGCGAGAAGGCTGACCCCGGCAAGCGCGTTGAACTGTTGAGCAAGGCGGCAAAGAACATTNNCACCCTGACCAGGTCAAGCATCAACCTCAAGGAATTTCAGNCCAAGGTAGAAGAAGCCACGCGCAGGAAGGTGCTGGATGAACAGCGTGCGGCGCTTGAGGCTATGCCCAACAAGGGCGGCGTAACGCCCGACACAAAGGCCGCGATCCGCGAGGCCCTGGGGATCGTGTGATGGCCGTCATCAAAGGCCGCGCCAAGTGCATTCCAAAGGATCGCGACGCGATCTTTCTGCCGTTTCAGTCGGCGTGGATCAAGGATGAGTCGCGCATTAAGCTGATGGAGAAGTCGCGGCAGATTGGTATCAGTTGGTCTACTGCTTATGGCGCAGACGAGCGTGCCTCTGCACAAGGCGCCCGGTTTGATGAATGGGTGAGTAGCCGCGACGACATCCAGGCGCGCCTCTTTATTGAGGACTGCAAGCTGTGGGCGGGCATCATGGGTATGGCTGCCAAGGACTTGGGCGAGGTGGTGCTGGATGCCGAGAAGAAGCACAGCGCCTATGTGCTGCAGTTTGCCAGCGGCCGGCGCATTCACAGTATGTCGAGCAACCCCGACGCGCAGGCGGGCAAGCGCGGTAGCCGGGTGCTGGACGAGTTTGCCTTGCACCGTGAGCAACGCAAGATGTGGGCGATTGCCTACCCCGGTATCACCTGGGGCGGCAGCATGGAGCTGATCAGCACCCACCGGGGGTCGCACAGCTTTTTTAACCAGCTGGTGCGTGAGGCCCGGCACGGCGGCAACCCCAAGCGGATTAGCTTGCACCGGGTGACGCTGCAGGACGCACTGGATCAGGGCTTTCTGTTCAAGCTGCAGCAGGCGTTGCCGCCTGACGCTGAGCAGCAGGACATGGATGAAGCGAAGTACTTTGACTTCATCAAAAACGGTGCGGCCGATGAAGAGTCGTTCGACCAAGAGTACCAGTGCATCCCGGCCGATGACGATTCCAAGTTCTTGGAGTATGGGCTGATCACGGCGTGCGAGTACTCCGGTGGCGAGAGCTGGCAGCGCGGCCTTACCGGGCCGTTTCAGGGGCGCTTGTTCGCAGGCGTAGACATCGGGCGCAAGAAGGATTTGACTGTGCTGTGGGTAGTTGAGCAGCTGGGTGATGTGTTCTACACGCGGCACGTTGAGACGCTGGAGAAGATGCGCAAGAGTGCCCAGGAGGCGGTGCTTTGGCCCTGGTTTGAGATCTGCGATCGCATTTGCATTGACTCTACGGGCCTGGGCATCGGCTGGACGGATGACGCCCAGGACAGGTTTGGTGAGGCGCGTGTGGAGGGGGTCAACTTCTCGGGCCAGGTCAAAGAAGCGCTGGCCTATCCGCTCAAGGGGGCGATGGAAGACCGCAAGGTGCGAATCCCCGATGACGCCAAGATCCGCGCCGACCTGCGCAAGGTGCAGAAGGTGACCACATCGGCAGGCAACATTCGCTTTGTTGCCGAGAGTACGCCAGATGGCCACGCCGACCGGTTTTGGGCGCTGGCCTTGGCCCTGCATGCGGGCTCTAACCCAAGTGCCCCCATCGAGTTCATGAGCGGCGGGCCGCGTGAGAGTTCGCTGCCTCTTTCGGATTTCATCTATGGCTAAAAAGACCACCCCCACCCCCGCTGGCCCTGAGCTTGACTCGGAGTTTGCCAACCGGCTGCGCGATCCTTTCGAGCACAACTACATGGGGGTGCTGCGCACCAATGACCCGCTGCTGCTGGAGCGCGGCAATGGCGGCGTGGAGCTGTACCGCGATTTGCGCCGTGATGGAAAGGTGTTTGATGGTCTGCAAAAGCGGCAACTGGCCTTGATCGGCAAGCCCTGGCAGGTGGAGCCGCGCGCCAAGGACGATGCCAAGGCCAGCGAGGACGCCCAGACGCTGACGGCCATCCTCAAGGGCATTGCGTTTGACCGCTTGTGTGGCGAGTTGCTGGAGGCTTTGCTGGCGGGCTTTGCGGTGGCCGAGGTGGTGTGGACGGTGAAGGATGGCCTGGTGGTGCCCGCCCGTGTCATCAAGCGGGCGCAGCGGCGGTTTGTGTTTGTGCAGCAGGATGAGGATTCGCCCGCCTGGCTGCACCTGCTGACGCGCGAGGACTTGCTGACTGGTGTGCCGGTGCCCGAGCGCAAGTTCATCGTGCACCGGGTCAACCCCGAGGATGACAACCCGTATGGCACAGGCCTGGGGTTGCAGTTGTTTTGGCCGGTGTTCTTTAAGCGCAAGGGTGTTGTGGCCTGGAACAAGCTGAACGACCGCTTTGGTAGCCCCACACCCCATGGCAAGTACCCGCGCAATGCAGGGCCGAAGGAAAAGGGCACGCTGGCCGATGCGCTGCGCGCCATGAGCAACGATGGTTACCTGATGACCCCCGAGGGCATGGAGATTGCGCTGCTGGAGAGCAAGCTGAGCGGCAATGTGACCACGCAGCAGGCGCTGTGCGAGTACATGGATGACTGGATCAGCGCGGTGCTGATGGGCCAGGAGGCNCGCACCAAGGGCGGCGGNGCACTGGGCGCAGCCAGCAAGGAGCGCCAGGATGTGCGCCANGACTTGACNCAGGCCGACAGCGATTTGCTCAGCGAAACCCTGAACGAGACGCTGCTGGCGTGGATCTGCGANTACAACGGCNTGGCGCCGTGCCATGTGTACCGCCAGATCAAGGGCGAAGACGANTTGAAGGCGCAGGCCGAGGCGGACAAGATCGTCTACGACATGGGCTTTGAGCTGGATGAGGATTCGGTGCGGGCGAAGTATGGCGAGGGCTGGAGTAAGCGGGCAACGCCACCGACGCCCCCCACGCCACCCGTCGTCCCAACACCAGCACCGCCAGCGCCCGTGCCGCCCACAAACTTTGCCGAGGCCACGCCGAAGACGCCCCTGCGTGATGAGATCGATGACCTGATCGATACCGAGTTGGCGCAGTGGCAGCCGCTGCTGGACCCCATGCTGGAGCCGGTGCGCAAGCTGCTGGCCGACGCTGCGGCCCAGGGCTGGACGGCCGCCCAGGTGCTGGAGAAGTTGCCCGAGCTATTGCCTGAGATGGACGCGGGCGCGCTCAGTGCTGCATTGACGCGCACGGCGTTTGCGGCCCATGCAGGCGCGCAGTTGCAGGAGCCTTGATGTCCCGCGCCTCTGAATTTGCCAAGCTGCAAAGCCTGCCCCCGGTGGAGGCCATGGCCTATATGGCGGGCCGAGGCCTTACAGCCGAGACCTACCATTGGTATGACCTGTGGCAAGCAGAGCATGGCCGTGCATTTACCGTCAGCCGCCTGGCGCGGGCTGATTTGCTCGAAGCCATTCAGGCGAGCCTGTCGAAGTCGGTGGGCGGCAATTTGACCCGGCGCGACTGGATCAAGAGCACCGAGCAGCTGCTCAAGGACGCGGGCTGGTGGGGCACCAAGGAGGTAACGGACCCGCGCACGGGGGAGTTGCTCAAGACCCGCTTCAATCACCCACGCCTGCAACTTATTTTTGACACCAACAGCCGCCAAGCGGCTGCGGCGGGCCAGTGGCAGCGCATTGAACGCAACCAGCGCACGCACCCCTATGTGCGCTACGTGACGGCGGGCGATGACCGCGTGCGTGATTTGCACCGGCAGTGGAACAACGTCACTTTGCCCGTCAGCGACCCGTGGTGGCACACCCACCGCCCGCCCAATGGCTGGCGTTGCCGCTGCCGGGTGATCGGCGTGACGCAGCGTGAATACGACGCGGGCGAGGTGCTGAGCCGCCCCGGCGCAGAGACCGACCGCAACGCACCCATCGTGCGCCAGCCCATGGTCAAACAGCCCCCGCCAGGCACCACCGTGCCCTGGCGCAACCCGGCCACGGGCGAGTTGCAGCAGGTGCCCGCAGGTATCGACCCTGGTTTTGACTACAACGCTGGCACCACGGGGCGCAGCAAGGCGTTTGATGCGGTGGTGCAGGCCAAGCTGGCGCGGTTGTCGCCGGGTATTTCGCAGGCGGTGCAGGATAGGGGGCTGGTGCGGCCTGTGATTGCCAAGGAGTTGGCTGGCCAGCCTACGTGGAAAACCAACGGACTGACAGACTTGCGCGCCATACAGCCGTCCATGGCCGCACCAGAGCTGCTGCAGAAAGCCGACTCTGTGGAAGGTGCCGTGGAAGTGCTGCGCGGTGCGCTGGGCGTGGAGGCGGGCAGCGCCCGCTTTGTGCAAACCCCGGCCGGGATAGTGGCCATCTTTGACGATTTACTCAAACACGTTGTCGAGAAACGCTTGGATGCCCGCGAACGCTACGCAAGCTATGTGCTGCCCACGCTTCAAACCCCGGATGAGATTTGGCAAACCGCCTATGACGACGACACCACGCGGCGACGCTACATCAAACTGTTTTCTGACGCGAAGTACGACATCCTGGTCATCGTGCGGGAGGGAGCGAACGGGGATGTTTTGTGGAATGTGCTGAACCGCGACCGTAAGGATATGAATACGATGCGCGTTGGCAACTTGCTGTACCAGGCTGCCAAATGAAGAAGGTGCACAGGGGATCGAGCTCCCGCGGCTCACTGGTATACCGGGGTCGGTTTTCAGGTGGCTATAGGCCCAGCGCCAGCCACTTTCGCTCCCTGTGCGCTGCTATTTTAACTGGAGCCCAGCATGCTGACCATCACCGTTGACGACCGCGCGTTCCGCGACTACTTACACCAACTCAGCGCCCGCGCCAGCGACCTCACCGAGGCAATGGACAGCATCGGCAATGTCCTGGAGACCAGGGTGCGCCAGCGCTTCGAGACCAAAACCGATCCCAACGGCCAGCCTTGGGCGCCCTGGAAGGAAAGCACCCGCGCCAGCTATCCGTTCGCAGGCGCCCCCGCTGCTGCAAAGGAAGGCCCAGGCAAGGGCCTCTTGCTGGACCGCTACGGCACCATGCTGGACCACCTGTCCTACGATGCCGACACCACCAGCGTGCGCATAGGCTTTGCCCAACCCTACGCGGCGTATCACGAGTGGGGTACCAGCACCATGGAGCGGCGCGGTATGCTTATGTCCGACCCCGACGCGGGCACCCTCGGCGCGGATGATGAGGCGGCGGTGCTCGACATCCTCGGCACCTGGCTAGACGAACTGGCGAATTGATCCCAAATGCAAAATGCGCCATAACCGGCGCATTTTCATCTTCAGTTCCATGTTTCGCTACAGGAAAGAGATTTCCAGAACCCCATCCCACCAGATCCCGGTGATGGCCCACAAAATCCCATTTATCGCGCCTCTCACTCTTTCTTTATCTCACTCCCGTTCAGCAGGCACCGGCGGCATGCCGGCAGCCTATGAGCTGCGCGCCAAACTCGACAAATCGCACCAGATCACCGTGGTGAACGCGGTCGACTACTTCCAGTTCGTGCCGTCCAACCCCTGGGTGGCCGTGGGCTGGCGAGAACGCGGGGACACCACCATTCCGATCCGCCCCTACCTCGAAAAAAAGGGCATCGNCTTCATCGCCCAGCGCGTGGACCGCATCGACGCCGAGGGCAACCAGCTGGTGCTGGCCGACGGCGCNCAAGTGACCTACGACTACCTCATCATCACCACCGGCCCCAAGCTGGCGTTTGACGAAATCCCCGGTGCCGGCCCNGACGGCTCCACGCACTCCATCTGCACCATCGACCACGCCGAAAAGACCTGGGCCGACTACCAGGAGTTCATCAAGGACCCCGGCCCGGCCATCATCGGNGCCATGCCCGCAGCCTCGTGCTTTGGCCCGGCCTACGAGTTCGCCTTCATCTTCAACAAGGACCTGCAGCGCCGCAAACTGCGCAACAAGGTGCCGCTGACCTTCATCACNGCCGAGCCCTACATCGGCCACATGGGCCTGGGCGGCGTGGGCGACTCCAAGGGCATGCTCGAGAGCGACCTGCGCAACAACGACATCAAGTGGATCTGCAACGCCAAGGT